GGCTCGTCAAACTATGCAGGGCGCTAGTATGCAGAATAACAGTTCCTCTAGTCAAAGTAATAATGTAGGATTTCCAGACCATATTAGACGTGTTCTGGATTTGTATAAAAACTACTAATGAGCAATCAGAAACTAAAAAGTGCTACTAAATATATTGTAGAGCGAATAGGCGAAAGAAATTCCTCAAAAAAAAATGAATCACAAGCACGAAAAGATGCTCAAAAACATCCCGGACAGATACAAGTTATGAACGGAAAAGATCAAGCATCTATGTTATATAAGTATTTTAATGTTGCCTTAAATAAGACTGAAACTGCTGAAATGATGGCATTAATTCATACTTTTCTCCAATCAAAACAAGCAGCACAGATAAGAAAATTAGAAAAGATTGCGGGAGTAGACAGAGTAAGAAATGTTTTGGCCTTGCTTAAGGCAGCAGAGACAAGGCCAGGAGATAAAGCATACTTAGCAAACTCATTTGAGGTTGCAAAAGGTCAAAAAATTGGTAAAGGTGCTACAGAAGTAGCGAATAGTGTATCTTTAATACAAGCAAACTTTGTAAATAGATTACAGCGAAGAAAAAATAAAACCCCTCTCACAGCCTTAGAGATTAGTAGTAAGCAACAAATCGGACATGGCGATAGAGGTGCTTCTGTTTCACAGTTTAACATGGATAGAGCAATTTCAGAAGCAGTTGGAAAGTATAACTTAAATGTAAAAGAATCAGCACAACTTCGTCAAATAGCAAATTCTCAAAGAGAAAAGCAAAAAATGACTATAAATATTTCTCATGGGCAGATTTTTGATAGTAACGGTAAATTTAAAAAAGACTATGCATTTATACTTAGCTACCAAGATTTTGAGATGAATGAGTTAGATAAAAACAAAGAAACAGCCGCCAACAAGAAAGCTTTAGAAGATTATGACCTACTAGGGAAAGAAACAAGTACTTTAGTTCCTGATGCAATAGCACAAATAACTTTACACAACTTAGCAGGCAAAAAGCAAAAAAATAAAAAAGTTACAGGTAAAAGAAGTAGCCAGATAAAAGAATCTAATAATATAACTTCTAAAGAACAGTATAAAAAAACAGTTGCTAGTAGTTATATTATACGAAAGGGTGTAAGCGGCAAAGGACTCAAAAAGACTAGAAAAACAGGTAAGACAGGAAACAGTGTTGCATCTCAGCCTTTACATTTAATAGGTTTGATAAACAAAGAGTTACCTTATACTGTACTTAAGAATATGGGAGCACCCCGTCTGGAAAGCCGCACGGGAAAATTCGCACAAAGTGCAGAGATAACAGATATAGTACAAACACCCAAAGGCTACCCTAGTATTGGTTACACTTATGACAGAGAACCCTACGGAGTATTTGAGGATGGGTCCGGACAAGCACCCTGGGCAAATGGACAGAGAGACCCTCGAAAGCTTATAGATAGATCAATACGAGAAATAGCAGCTAAATTCGCAATAGGAAGATTCTACACTAGGAGGCAGTAATGGCAGCAAGAGAGTACACAACACGACGCCTTGGAATAGTAGCAGCTCTTACTGAGAAGTTAAAAGATGTTGATGGTACAGGACAGTTTCTAAGTAATTTAAATGAAAATGTATCTCCTAGACTTAAGTTCTGGGATGAGATTGACGAATTCCCTGCAGTACATTTAAACGCAGGTTCTGAATCCCGCGAGTATTTAGGTGGGGGACAAAAAACTAGGTTTCTGACTGTAACATTAAGATGTTATGTCCAAGCAGAAGACTCAGTTTTAGCACTGGATGAGTTATTAGAAGATGTAGAAACAGTTTTAGAAGATAATTCCAGACTTACGTATAAGGATCGCAATAACGCTGATCAGTATACACAACAAATCACAATCATTAGTATTGATACAGATGAGGGTGTACTTGAACCACTTGGCGTCGGAGAGATGCTTATAGAGGTTCGATATTAGAAAATACTGGCACGAGCAAAAGTTCACGTCCATGTCTTTTCAAGATAACATAGGAGAATAACTATGGCAGATTTACTACATTTTTCAAGAAACACTAGAGTTTTTCTAGAACAGGGGTCCAATATTTGGGAAATACCTGTTTTAGATGGCTTCAGCTTTTCACAAGCAACAAACGCTTCAGAGATTACTCTGAATGAGATGGCAGGAGCAGCCGGCGCAAGTCGTCGCTCTCGTCAAATGTTCAATGATTCTTTTGCACCCGCAGAATGGTCTTTCTCAACATATGCACGTCCACATGGTACTGGAGCAGTTGAAGAGCCTCTTTGGGCTAACTTTGTTTCAAATAGTGCTTATACTGCAGGAAGTAACACATGGTCCAATGGTATCACGCAGACCGGTGCAGCTATGTCTGTAGACTTCGCAGAGTCAAACGTAGTAACTTTAGGCACATACAATCTGTACTTTATATTAGGTGGTAATAATGATACAGATGTAAACTATACTACAGGTACAGATGTTACAATCTATAAGATTGCGGGCTGTGTAGGTAATAGTGCCTCCTTAGAGTTTGATATAGATGGTTTATGTACTATTGCATGGTCAGGCTTTGGTTCTCTTATAACAGAAGAAGCTACTAAAGATATGGGTACCCCTCTTCGTACGGGTGTAGAATCTACGGCTAACTTTATACGTAATCGTCTAACTACACTAGGTGTAACTGCCTCAAACTCAACTACGTTCCCAGGAGCTTCAAGTAATGGTGTTTATAACATGGTACTTACTGGCGGAAGTGTTAGTTTTGAAAATAATATTACGTTTATTACCCCTGAAACTTTAGGACAGATTAATCAACCTTTAGGTCACGTAACGGGTACCCGTAATATCTCAGGCAGTTTCACTTGCTATTTGAATAGTGGAGATGCAGGAAGTAGTGCAGACTTGTTCGAAGATCTTATGAATGCTACAGGTACTATTACTAACTCGTTCGATATGAGCTTTGGTATAGGAGGTTCAGCAGTTCCTAAGATAGTAATTAACTGCCCTACTTCTCACTTAGAGATACCTACTCATTCTATTGAAGATGTAATCTCTCTAGAAGTAGCTTTCCATGCTCTGCCCTCGTCTATCTCTTCTACTAATGAAGCGACAATAGTATATACTGGTTCAGGATCATAAAAATAGTTCTTGACTTTTATGCTCTTTTCAAATATACTATGTAATAGAAAATCAAAACAGGGGTGAGATTCACCTCTGTTTTGTCTCCACACTTAAACAATAAGGATTTAAAAAATGACAGAAGTAACAACTACATCAAAGATTTCAGTTTCGTTAGCTAGTCTTATGACTCCTAGCAAGACAGTAACAATAGACTTTCCTGGTCATAAGGGTATGACAGTAGACTTATGTTACCTAGCACGTGAAGAACTAATTAAATTACGAAAAAAATGTATTACTACTAAGTTTAGTAAGAAGACAAGGCAACCTGAAGAGATTCTGGATGAAGATAAGTTTTTAGTAGAATACTGTAGATCTGTTATCAAGGCTTGGTCTGGCTTAAAATATCGATACCTAGAAGAGCTTCTTTTGGTAGATATCACGGCTCTTGACCCCGACGACGATCTTGCTTTTACACCCGATAATGCTGAAATGTTGATGAAAAATTCTTCAGATTTTGATACTTGGGTTACAGAGACAGTGAGTGAATTAGAAAATTTTACTGGGAACAAGTAAGGGCTGTATATGCTCTTCTTGAACGCTATGTAAAAGAATCTGATCAGATTGATGTTGATAAATACTTATCAATCTGTGAACAGCTAGGGGAAGAGCCCGACCCTGAAAAGATGCCGCTTGACCCCTCGGAGTTTCCCGTTGAGGTCCAAGTGGCTTTTTTCGTATTCGAACTATTAGAAGATAGATGGGAGGGGATGTCAGGTTCTTATATGGGAAAAGATTGGGGCTCTGTAGAGTATTTATTTAAACTTTACTCTATACAAGACCAAAAAACCGTCTATTACTTAATGAAACTATGGGAAGGTGTTTTAGTTGAATATAGAGCTACTAAGGCAGATAGGAAAAGAAAAGCAGATGAGAGAAAGTCTGCGAGCGGTGGAAAGAATTTCACCCATAATGTGAAGGGCTAATGGCTAAGAATAAAGTTGTAGTTGATGTAGTAGTTGACGATAAAGGTACCACTAAAAAGGTGGGTCTGCAGGCAAAAAAGACTTCTAAAAATCTAAACAGCCTAAGCGGCTCAGCTCGTACAGCTGACCGCAACCTAAAGGGAGCCGCCCAAGCTTCTTCTAATGGTACAAAAAACTTTTCTAAGATGGCTCAAGGGGTGGGAGGTTTAGTAGGTGTATACGCTACTTTAGCGGCCCAGGCTTTCGCATTATCAGCAGCATTTGAATTTCTTAAGAAAGTAGGAGACTTAAGAGTTCTTAAAGAATCCCAAGTAGCTTTTGCTTCCACTACAGGTATTGCTATAAAGAGC